TTATTTATGCAAATTACATTTGAAATTATTGTTTTCCAAAATCGTAATAATTTTTGATTTCTGAACAGACAAACGAAGCGATAAACTTTGTACAATTTCGGAATCTTCAAAAAGTCTTCTTTGTTGATGTTTTATATTTCTTTTTCTCTCAAACTCTGATATGATGAAATTTTTTGTTTCGTCCTTTATCATTTTTCTGATGTAGGTTTTGAAAATTGCATATCGGGGCGGTTTTTTTCGTTGTAATGATTTTCTAAAATCATTACAATATCCATTGAACCGACATCATTTTTTTGTGCCAAATTTTCGATAATGGTTTTATCATCTATTGGATTATTTCCGGTAAATTTTAAATTTCTTTGCTTTTCAAATTCTGCAATGATAGAAGTATTTGTATGTATTTTCATTTTCTAAATGTTAATTTGTTGGTTTTGGTTACAAATCGGTAACTATTTTAAATTTTACATCTGTAACCGATTGTTTTTTAGATTTTTAATGCGTTTCGTTCGGGTTCAGTTCGGACTACCTAAAAAATAAAATGATGATATTTTTTAGCGTAATGAAAATAAAATGATGATAAAATGTGTAGAAATTAACACGTTTTAGCTGGTAAAGCCTTTGTTTTGGTAATTTTTTAAAAATAAAATGGTAGATAAAAGGTACTATCACGACATTATTACTCTTGATTTAAAAGTTTAAGTACAGTTTAAACTGTACTTAAACCACCATAAATAAAGACTTTATTTAAAATTCATTTTATTTTTTGATGAAAACCGCCCCTATTTAAAACAGTCTGACCTTTTGCAGGTTTTCGGTATATTCAATTCCGGTTTCGGTCTTCTTTTCGATTAAGCTTTCTTTTATCCAATCTTGCGGATTATAAAAACTACCTTTTTGTAATGCCTTTAAACTGGTTACATCTTTAGCAATTCTTTTTAGTAGGGTTACAGCTTTTTCTTGGTCTTCACTTTCTGTGTAATAAGTCATTTTTTCATTTTGGGAATCAATGTATTCATTGCTAACAGTTAGTTGATTTTCTACAATCTTTATATGTTGGATATTGTATGAGTAACTTCCACTATATGAATATTCAGCCGTGAAATTATTAATATCTACTACCAAATCATTTACACCATCGGGCAAAGGGAAAAGGTCATAAACTTTTTGCGGATTCAACTCTAATTGTCCAATTTTTAAACTTTCGCCATTTGTGAGAATTTTCACAAAGAAATTTTTAGGATTATTTATAAAATCCTTTAAGTCTTCGGTTTGCATATCTGAAAGACCTAAACCTTTATATCTTTCAAAAAATGTTTTTAAACCTGCTATAGTACCTTTTACAGATTCAATATTTCTGTAAATCGTTACTTCATCTTTCCATAATAATACTTTTGCCATTTTTTTATTTTTTTTAATTGTTAATTTCTAATTGTTTTAATTTTTTTAATTCTCTTTTTGCTGGAATACCTAAATAATTTTGAAAGGTTCGCAGACTGATATTAAATTGTTGTTCAATAAATTGATGAAAAATTTGTTTGTATGAATATCCATTTACATCAATTTGAGTTTGTGTAATTTCTTGGATTTTCACGATTTTTTTATAATAGTTTTTTTTGCTATAAGCCATCGTAAAGATTATATTTGTTCCAGTTTTCATATTAGAACAAAGGCTATCAATTTACTTTGATAGCTTTTTTTTATGTTGGTGGCGGTTGTTTTTCCATAATATTTTTATATTTGATTTATGTTTGATTTACTTTTTAGTGCGCTTTCATTGAAACAAATAATTGCAATCGTTCTTTTTGGCGTGTTTGCAGTAATTTTGATAGTTTTTTTTAATAATAGAAAATCTTAAAATTGTTGTAATGAAAATATTGTTACTACTCTTTTTTAGTTGTTCATTATCGGCTCAATTGTACCCGAAAAAAGCAAAGGGCGAAGTATTTAATTCTAAGCCTACAAAACCACTGGAAAACGTAAATTATAGCGGTCTTGTAGTCGTTAAAAGGTCTATGTATGGTTTGACCTTTGAAGATAAAAACCTTTCTGCAGATGTTAAAAACAGAATTGAAAAATTCTTTAAAAAACAATACAAAGGATACACAGATTTTAAAATTTACAGTCTTAACATTTACCGAAAAAATTCCGATTGGTTTATTGAAAATCATAAAATCTAACACCATTACCACAATTTAACACCTATTTTATTTGTTCTCTTATAGCCGTCCGATGCATTTAAATCAATTTGCACCGTTTCTATTAAGTATTTGCCGTTTCTTTTTTTATCGGGGAAATTTGGGTCTGTAATTATTGCCGTATCTCCGGCACGTGTAAGGGGAACGCCCCAGCTATCAAAAGAGCCTGTGCAATTTGTATTTACCACACCGTTATAAAAATCGGTTGCGTACCTTTTTAAATCGGCTTTGCTAATTCCAACACCAATATTTATTTCTTTGTTATTGTCGCCTTTTTTCCCGATTTCATAAGTAACTTTTTTACCTGTACCAACTTCTTTACTGGTTACTTTCAGATAATAATCTTTTTGGGTGCGCTCATAAACCAAACTTGATGAAGTCCGCACATTACGATTCATATTAAAATCGTGAATTTTATAGTCTGTTAAATTGATTGGAAGACCAGCGAACAAAACACCATCTTTAAAATAACTTCTAATGAAAAAATCATTTCTAAGCTTTTCTAAAACTTCATACGGTGTAGCACTTTCAATTAAAAATTTTCCAAAACCACATTCTTTGAAAGTTTCTATTTTATAGTTTGGTGCAATGGTTTTTAAAATATCTTTTAAGTCTGCAGATTTGAAAGTTTTGTTTATCCGGTCAGCCTTTTTAAGTTTATACATTTCGTCCATACATTCTAAAACTATAGGTATATCGTCAGTTATTGCCGTAATGTATCCTACAAATTCCGTATTGTAATTTTCATCGTAACCAGCTTCTATTTTTATTTTGTCGCCAATATTGATGAAGTCAATTAGATTTTTATTTGCAATGTTTGATTTGTTATTTTGGAACTGGATAAATCTTCTTGGTAAAACCACTTTTGCGGTATCGCTTAATTTTTCCAAACTATTTTCAATACTTATACTATTTACTTGTTTAAAAACAATATTTTCAGCAATGGTAACACGGATGCAGATATTATGATATAAATAGGGCATAACTTCTTTTTATGGATTTAGAATCTTTGTTTTTTATTTTGATAATCCAAAAGAGAAATCAATTTTTCTGATTCTGTTTTTGTCAGTTCCTTTATTGCTTTGCCCTTTTCTAAAACTGTAATCTTTTGAACTTCTACAGATATTTTTTCCGGCTTTTCTATTTCCGACCAGTTTAAAATTTCGGTGTAGCTTTCTACATTTCCAGTTTCGCAATAGGTTACAGAAAAATCTAAATTTCTTTTTTTGATTTCGTAAGAATTAAAATCAAATATATATTTAGCAATTCGGGTTTTTTGTTGTGGTGTTTTTATCTTCATTATTACTTTGTATTATTTCTATTAATAAAAATATTATTATTGACTGAATGGGAATATTTGTAAATACTATGAACATTAACTAAATGCTTGTATTTAGGGGTATAAATACCCCATAGAGCAAGCTGGAAAGCAAAAACGCTTATAGGTGCGTACACGTTCAATATTTTTATCAAAATTCATCAATTTTTAAAGGGTTTGATTATAACTAACTGAATAGCAGTATTATAGTAAATTGCCCAAAATTCGGCAATTTGGGAATTTATAAGGCTGAAATTAAATTTATTAATCTCCCAATTTTTTATAAAATCCTTTTGAGTTCGGTAAATTTTAGGCGTGAGAAATTGCCGTTTTTCTTCAAGTTCCTGCAATGCTATATTTTTACCATCAACTAAAATTTTCTTTGCTAAATCTTTTTTACTTTGGTGCGTTCCTGCAGGTGCGCAAACTTCTTTATCAAAGTTTAATTTGTTCCATTCTGCAAAGAATTTATTTTGTAAAATTGTTAGGCTTGATGGTTTGGAAAAATCAGAAAAGGAAATATTTTTTTGTCGAGTGCGTTTTGTTTCGATACGGAGACAAGGGGCAATTTTATTTTTTTTCCCTTTATCCATCCTTTCAAAATCTTTGTCATAAATACGAAACACAAGTGTATTATCTTTGTGCATTTGGGTTGTCAAAAACCTTTCATCTTTATAACGTGGATTGATGTACAGCTTTCTTTGTGTACCGTCCAAATTACCAACGCTAAGCGCATTTTGAAGATACTTTATAGGGTCGGTTTCGCCTACAAATACATTTAGTCCAATTTCATAATTTGACACTAAAAAATCCAATCGGGGAATACTGAAATTTTCAAATAACTTTTCAATAGTCATTAAAAAATCCTCCATTGTAAAAACCGTATAATTTTCTAATGTTTTGAATTGTAAATAATTAAAATATTTATGTATAGAACCCTCTATTTTAATTTTATCATCAAATATTTTTATTAAGATGCCACCGGTTAAATTTTTATTTTTTGCGTTGTCATAAATCTTTGAATTATTGGATTCATTAACAAAACATTGCAAGTTATTTTTTTCAATAACCTGCAATTTTTCGTTTGATGTTAAATTATTTTTGATTAAAGTAATGTTGTCAATCATTTTTTTATCTTTGTAAAACTATTAATGACTGGGAAGATGTTAATAGTGTTTAATACACAGCGTTTAGGGTAGTGCCTAAACGCTTTTTTTTTGATTTAATTTCTTTTGTCGTTTTGCAGGAAATAATCTAAATCTGCATTTCTGAAAAGTATTTTTTGATAAGTTCCCAAACCTGCGTTTTTATCAAATCCGGTAATTTTTCCGGCATCAATATAATTTTGCAGAGTATTCCTGGAGCATTTTAATTTTACGCAAGCTTCTTTAAAAGTTAGAAATTCCTTTGATTGCTTTTGTTTTATTGCCAGGATTTCCGTTGCAATAAATTTTAAATCAGATTTCAGATTTTCCCATTCATTGGCTGGAATTGTAATAAATTTTATGTCGTTCATATCACTATGGTTTTACAGTTCCTAATACTTTTGTTTCTATATTTTTGCCGTTAAAATTCTCTACAATTACATTTTCCGAATCTTCGGATTCTTCAAATTGTTGCGCTTCTAATTCGGTTAATAAATCACTCGCATAATTTTGTAAATCAATGCCGTTTCGTTCCGTTTCAATACTATTGACTTTGGTCAGAAAACTATTGATTTTTTTAATTTTGTGGTGCATTATTTCAGCATAAGGAAAAGGCAAATCTTTTGAAATTAGTTCTACAATTGCCATTTCGTCCTGCAGATTATTAATGATTTGTATAGCTTCCATTTTCGGGGATTTGGTGTAAGGATTTATTAATATTTCAATTAGATTAGAATTAATTTGTTTTGCTTTCATTTCCAATATTTTATTAAATGGAAATTCTAAATCTTGCGCGATTTTTTCTAAAATTATAGTTTCGTCTAATAGATTGGTAATTAGGTTTGTTGTCTTCATAGTATTGGATTTATTTAGATTGTTCAGTTAGTACAGATTGGCGTATTTGTTCCATCAATTCAAATTCGGGTAATGGTAAAAGTTGCTTAGTAATTTCCAAAATATCAACTATTCCTTTTGATGAAATACCCAAACAATTTTCTTTTTCTAATTCGGTAAATTCCGAATTGGTATCGAATGAATTTAAAGCAGTTTGGCAGATTCCAATGAGTGAAAATATTTTATATCCTAAATCCGTATAACCGCTAAATTTTATTTTTGCGGTACAGTCGGAATCATTGGAATTACTTGTAAGACTTGTAAGATTTGTTGCAAAGTCAATTTGACTGCAGTTTGTTTTTTGGGAAGTTTGATTTTTCATTATGGGAAGATGTTAAGGTTTGGAAATTAATTTAATACGCTTTCTAAGCGTTCCATTTCATTTTTACGTTCCTGCAGAAAGTCGGTAACGGCTTTTAGGATTTCGGTCTGTCTCGTAGAGCGTGAACCGTTCAAAACTTTGTATAAAGTTTGGTAAGGAATATTAGAGCGGTTTGCAATCGTTTTAATGTCGCCAGCTTGTAACTGGTTTTTTGCTTTTGTAATTAGTTCATTCATTGTTTAAGTAATTTTAGTCAAACATTATTGATAAAAAAAACACTCATCAGAGTATATGAGTGCAAATATATAAAAGTTTGACTAAAAATAGTAAAACTTTTATAATATTTTATATTTTTTCACAATGTAACTATCAAAACGAGTTTTAGCAGTTTCAAAAAAATACTGATATTTAGATTCAAGTTCCGCATTCTTTTTATTTCCTTTAATGAACCATTCAAAAAACTCTATTGAAGAATAGAAAAAAGTTAGATTAATATCGGCTAAAACATCAACATCATTTTTAACTTTTTGTTTTTTAAGAATTTGCAATGCCTTATTTTGATTTTCTTTATTAAAGAATTCATATAGTGAGACACCTCGTATATCTGTGAATTTATTTTTTAAATCATCTAAAATAATCCCAGCATTATTTTTTGTTGAATCATACAAATCAATTTTATCCTCGTTATATGAAAAAATTTGATTGTCTGTTTTCCAAATATCTATTGTATTAGAGAAATTATAATAGGCTGTTAAAAAATTAGTATCAAATTCTTTAAGTTCATTAACTACAAATTCACTAATTATTTTTATTGAATTAATTTCATTTTCAATCAAATTATTATCTTCCAAATTATCAGAATTAAAAATGGTTTCAAAATCATTTTCAGAATAATACTCATTAAAAACTATTGATTTTACTTTAGTTGTTTTTCTTTGTCCGGTAATTAATAAATATATGCTATAATAATTTTGTTTATTAATAACATACGGTTTTAGATTAGTATTTAAAAAATGTTTGATTGTGATTTTTCCCATTTTTATTAGTATTAAGTTAATGCAGTACAAAAGTAGTTAAAAATGAATAATTGTTTGAATAATTATAGTAAAACAATAGATAAAATATAGAAAAAATCAATAATTAATTAAAATATTGATTTTCAGAATATTACATAAAAAGATACCGGACGGTAACCACAACTTATATTTTGATCTTATTTTATTGATTATCAGTTAATTAAATCAAATATTCGTAGTTCCCTATAGGCTACAAGTTTAAAAGCTAACTATTTTATTATTAGATGGTTAGCTTTTTTCGTTAATCACTTTTTGTATTAATATGTATTATTTTAGCTTTTGGATATTTCACACTATCTATAATGCAGGACTTTCCCACCTTTGGACTTATTAACCTAAACTATAAAAACCTGCTAAATTAACGATTTAAATTATTTCTCGTTTACCGATTCCCGTAATAATATCTTATTTATCAAAAGTACATTTGCGGAAATCAAAACTAAATAATATGAAAAAGATTTTTACAATCGCTCTAATGTCCGTTATCACTTTAGGAACTGTTTCTACTGTTACATCTTGCTCTAAAGATGATGATGAAGTTGTAGCGGCGAAATATGATGTCGTGGGAACTTGGGATTTGGTCAAATACAAAGATACCGATGGAACTTTCCAGGATATGACAATTTTAAAATACTGGGTCAAATTCAACTCCGATAAATCGTACTCAAGCTTCTATTTAGGCGATAACTTCTCCGGAACGTACAATTATGACAACAATGATAAAATAGAGGTCACAGTGCAAGGAGAAAAGCTTTATTACAAAATCAATTCTTTGACTGGAAACGAAGCAGAAGCGGAAATGTATTCACAAGACAATCCAGCAGACAAGATTGTTTTCAAGTTAAAAAGGAAATAATCAATTAATAATCAGCCGTTACGGGAATTCTGGTAACGGCTATTTTTTCAAAGTGCTATTTCTCACTTTGGTTAACTCACTGGTATTTAGCGAAGTCGGATTTTCGCCTATCGGTGTAACTAATTGATTTTCAGCAATACCATTTTTGGTGGTAATGGCTTGTATAAAATCGGAATTTCCGATATTTTAAACACCCCAAAATTAGTGTATGTAAAATCCGGACCATATCAACTTTGAAATTCCCCGCACGTACCGAATCTTCCACTCGGATGGAAGATTTTATACTCGCTTCTTCAAAAAGTGGAGCAAGTTGGGGTATCATATCAAAAGTTATAAAAAGTTCGCGCGCGTATTGACTCAAAGAACTTGGATGAAGACTTTACTATTGGTTGCCCAAAATGGCAAGCAAAGAGGTAGATATAATCAAACGTTATAAATTTCCCAGACAACATGGACTCTAAAAATTTCGGAAATCCCCCATAGAGGTGTATTAAATAATATTAAATTTTAAAGCATAGGGACATAAACTAATATAAACTAATACCTTTTTTATGGACACGCAAAATTCCACCGCTGAACTTTCAGCCACACTAAAAATAGACGCTCCCGCGCACTCGTGTAGTGATATGGAAAAAATCTTCAGACCTCATCAAAACTTAATATTTCTTCACACGTATTATGACTTCCAAAAAATCCGATAAACACTTTTTACGCGTGCGTAGTGACCTCCCAAAAACCTTGCAAAATTTTTAAATGTGAGTTTGAATCACATTTCAGCTATGAATAAAATAGTAGGTCCCTTTTAGCTCGTCCATTTCGTCCGATTCTGGCGTTTAAGTTGCAACTTATTTTCTTTTAGCTCGTTCGTTTCGTTCGTTTTTACTTTTTTAGGCGTTAAATTCGTTAACTTTTGCACTTTTAATGTGTCAGATTTGTCAGATTTTAGCCTTTTGGCTCGTTTGATTCGTTTGATTTTCTTCTTTTATAGTGTTGCATTCGTTGCATTTTCTCCTAAAAATAAAAGCCACTAAGTTAAACTTAGGAAGGTTGCGGAAAAATCCGCAGACCCATATAACAGATATAACATATCAAGTATCCGGACAGTATTTCATTATATTACATTATTCAAAATCCTCTCGGAAACCTCCTTTTTATGGACTCGGAAAATTCAGCTACATGGACTCCGATAATTCAAATGTTTTTCTTTTATGGACTCTAATAATTCATTTAAGTACGAAATATTTATAACCTGACACAAACAATACTTGTATCAGCTGATCCATAATTTTTTGGAACTGGTCTATTGAAGCATTAAATAAAAGTTGTTTTTAGAGGTGCATTTACTACATTTCGTACATACTTTATGTGTGAGGAAAAATAACATATCTGAAAATCAACTAGTTATCTTTTTGACTGTTCTTCCTTAAATATTAGATATGTTTTTGCTACAACTTCCTGGCGTTTCTTCTCAACTTTCAAATCTACATATCCCTCGATAGTATGCAGCCTTATGTCTGTGATTTTCTTTCCATCAAGTTCTGCAAGATTTCCCTCAGCGTATAAGTCTAATCCAAATAATTGAATTCCAAACATGCCAGTTGCGCCGGCACCGATTCCAGCAATTGACAATTCCGATGATTTATAAGTGTGTGAAATTCCTTCGCTGTCTAAAAGTATTATAGGCGCATTCTTATCTATGGCCAATAATTCATTTGTAGTCCATTTGATTCTTAAAAATTGTCTGTCGTTTTCTTCCAGAAATGCTATGAATGCAGTTTTACCGGTTCCCATTCCAGCCATCAGGGATGAAGATGTAAGTTTTTCAAAACTGGTTTCTATTTTCCTTTTGTTGTTGAAAGGATCAATCTCGCTTACTTTGATTTTTTGGGCAAAAGTGAATCCTGAAATAAAGATTAATAGTGATAGACTTTTCATATTAATTTTTAATTTCAAAGTAACAGCTTTTTATTTTATCACAATTATGGTTTTCCGTAAAAAAATCCCTAACGATTTGTTAAGGATAATTATTTGTTATGGGTGCTTTGCTCCACCATTTGGGGAAGCAATTCGAGTTCTGTATTTTATTTCAATCCTTTATTTAAGGCAATACTGAACTTCTCAAAATTAATGGTTCCAATCTCGCTAAACTCTCCATTTTCCTTAATGTAGATAGGCGTGGTTTCTTCATCCTTTGTTGATACAAACAATTCTCTTATATCAACATCGAGAGCTTCAGCAATTTTTAATAATGTCTCAGGCTTTGGAAAATTATTGCCTTGTGTAATATTCGAAATGGTTGTAGGGGTTACCCCGATCTTTTCTGCCAGATCTTTATTCTGCATCCCTTTTTCTGCCAATACCTCTTTTAATCTTAAAATATTCATAGTTAATTTCTTTCTGCAAATGTACGAAATCAAAACATTATTTTGATTATTTTAAAAATAATATCACTTTTATTTGGATTGTATCAAAACTTTATTTAGATTTGTACTCAAGAAATCAAAACATCATTTGGATTATGAAAACAATATCTCAAGAAAGAGCCGAAAAGTTAGCAAGAAACATTAACGCAATGGATACTAACTATCAATACGCAAGTAAAATCAGTTCTATCAAATTCTGGTCAAATCTTAAAGATAAGTTGAAAGCCAAACTTGCAACTCTGACCGATGAAGATAAGAGCGTTTTAATCCCTCTATGTAACGAAACAGAAGCGAAATTTTTCGAATTAATTTAATAACAATCAAACACCACAATATTATGACAACCTCAAACACACCATTCAGAAAAACAGTAATGCAAACAGCTTGGCAATTCTTTAGACAAACCGGATTAAGCTTCGCAGAGTGCTTAAAAAAGGCTTGGGCAAACTTCAAACTTCAGCAAAAAATGAAAACCGAAATAGTAAGATTCTACTTTAAAAAAGTCGACGGTTCAGTACGTGAAGCTTGGGGGACATTGAGAGCTGATATTTTGCCAGAAGTAGGCGAAAGTAACCGCAAAAAGAATGAGACTGTACAAACTTACTTTGACACCGAGGTAAACGAATTCAGATGTTTTAAGAAATTCAATTTAGTAGCATAATCACAAACAAAATATTAATAAAATGGAAAATTTAGCACAAAACCACCTAATAAAAGCAGCGTCAAAATTAGAATCTTACTATGGTGTTGATATAGTTGAATGGATAGAAATTATTGATTTTTATATCAACTATTATCATCATTCTGAATTTCTAAAAAGAGAACTTTATTGCGCAGTAGAAGGGTATAAAAATAATGAACTTGGCTGTGGTGTTGACAGCCTTTTGAAAACTATTGACGATTTTGATATTGAAGAAAGATGTTCAAGTGCAGTCAACAGCGATATGTTTGATATGTCATTACTCAAAAAATTCATTAGCAATATGGCTGTTTCATTTGCTTTTAATGAACCTGAGAGACAAGCACGATACGCAGAAGTTAGAAAGCAACACGCACATCTTCACAATGAGAATTTGCACAATGAAAATTAAATAACTTAACCCGGTTTATCGCCGGGTATTTTTATTAACTTAGAACCAAACTATAACTTATGAAAATTCAGATATTACCACTCGGACCACTTGAAAAGAAACCGCTTTTTCTGGTAATGCAAAGACAATATTTTGATCAGATTGATTCAGGCGAAAAAACAGAAGAATACAGGCACGGCGGTAAGTTCTACATTTCGAGATTCTGCAAAAGTGATAAGACCACTGGCAAGATTATAGCAATGCGAAATTACACCTCAGCAATATTGCAAGAAGGTTACAACCCAGGCGCACGTAGAATGGTTATTGAGGTCAAAAAGATTGAGTATGATGGCGAGTTTACTATTTACTTAGGTGGTGTCTCAGAAAGGCTGAATTTTGACCAATCTAATGCAACAAAACGCAAAGCATCAGCCGAACCAAGAAAGCCACGAAAACCAACCAAAAAGCCTAAACCACTTCAAGATAAATTACTTTCTCGAAGAAATAAGATTATTAACAGACCTTGATTTTATAATGTCGTTTTTGGAGATATTTTAAAAGTGCTATTTTAGCACTACTAAACGTCATTCAAATGAATAAAATTATCCGAAATATTTTAGACCAGATTCCAGCAGATCAAATCTACAAGTATCTGAGTGAAAAAGAAAACGCTTGCAAAAAGCAAAATGGTAGTAATCGAGTGGGATCGGTTGCTACCAGCCGAAAGGCTAAAGAAGATGCCATAAGATCAATGACCAGAGAAATAGTAAAATAAATTATCAATCAAGATTATTATGATTACAAGAGATGAATATTTGAAAGCCTTGCAAATTGTAAAACTTTATAGAGAACAATGTTTAGATGATATAAGTTGTCGCCGGCGACAAGATTAGACAACTTGTCTTACTCTCATCATAGAGAGGTAGCATCCGGAAGACTGTATCAAGCTTTAAAACATAGCGAGTTCTTTTCTTGGTCGGACGATTACACTGTTAGCGAAGTATCTTCATTGGTTACTGATTATGGTATCAAGGAAATCCAGAAAAATAGGGGTTTTGGAGGAAAGTATGTCTCCCCACAGGTATACGATGAACTGGAAGAGATTACGGGATTAAACAGACAAACTATACAACAATACAAGAGTACAGCAACTATGTTAGATTCAAATCTAAGAAATGACAATCTTTCATTCACTCACCATCGAGCCGTTGCACCCCTTCCTCCCGAAGAGCAGAAACATTTTTTGCAAAAAGCCAGTGAAGAAAACTTATCCGAAAGAGTTGAATCTCCTTGTCGACAAGGAGATTTAAGTTTTCATTAGCATTACTTATCCCTAACTAATTGATTTTCAGCAATACCATTTTTAATGGTAATGGCTTGTATAATTTCTTTGAAGTGAGAAAATTCTATATCGTTACTCCGGAGTAACGATTCATCGTTTCTGACTTCCGCAGTAGATTCCGCTATGTATTTGAATTTCTTTATTGTGTTTCTGTTATACCCAGTTAAAGCCAAGACCCTGGAGTTTTAAACGTGAGTTGAACTCGCATTATAGACACGTACATTTTTGAACGTATCAATTGCGGACCGAAATGGGATTTTGTCCAATGTTTGGTACTATTACCTAGTATAAGAATTGATGATACCAGCTTTCTGCAAAGTGGGAGAAAACCACTCAACGGAAATTTCCGCTCAGTGAATATACCCCAAAAAGATTAGTCAAAGTTATTTTTTCTCACTTTGGTTTTTACCATTTTGGGAAATACCCCTTCCTTGATTATCAGACGTTCGACATTATGTCGAATACCAATTATAAAGAAAAAACCTCCCATTTCTGAGAGGTTCAACTTTAAGATTAGACGAAGTTTCGTCCGATTACTTACCATATTTAAAAGTGTTCGGAGCATAGGCGCTTCCATCTACATTAAAATGCAGTAAGAAAGCTGATGTTATGAAATTATTTCCGGCATTTTCTCTCAAATCTTCCGATAATTGATTTGCATCTTCAACCAGCTTTTTATGTCGATTATAAAGCTCAATATCTTTTTCCTCAGTGATGTAATAAGTGTAATTATCCTCGATTTCTTTCAAAGCATTTTCTTTGACAAGAATAATTCCCTTCTCGCAATAAACATAATAGGAAAACATAACAGATTGAAGTCCTGAATACAGTTTGAAAGCGAGCCTAATATCATCAATCCAAGTAATATATTCTTCCAATTGTTCTTTTGGTCTTTTTTTGGAGCATTTACTATGTGCAATTTTATCAATTGTGATATCTCCGTAAGTTGACTGGATCAGTTTATTTACGTCATCGTCGGAAAGCTTTACTCCTTCCTGTTTGTATAGCTCGAGGATTTTGGTCATCATATCAACCGTTCTTGTGATATTGCTTTCCTCATCCGAAATTCTACGGTCGTTTGATGCGATTTTGATTCTTTCTACTGTCATTGTTTTAATTATTTATTGTTATTTTTTGATTTTACGTAGGCTTCCATTTCTGGCGAAATTCCTCCTTCCTCTTTTGGTTGGCTAAATAGGGATTGACGAATGTCTGGTTCGGAATTTTGTTTTTGTTCTTTTAGTTCTTTCTGCAATTCCGCTAATGCTTCGGGATTGTCCCGAAAATGTTGCCTTACTTTTTCGCTGAATTCGTCTTTTTGTTCCGGCTCCTTTTTTTCTTCTGGTTTTGGTGGCCACGTTTCCAGGTTGATAAATTTTGAATAGTCCATTGTTTTGATTTTGTTATTTTTATATTAATCCTGCAGCACGTAAAGAACCATCTTTACCGCTTGTGTTCATTATGGTATACATCAATTTCAAGTATCTTGTATTGATTTCAATTTGAGTTAGTTGCGATAAACTGCTACGAAGAACATTGTTTGAATCCTGATGAATTTGCAATGCTTGTCCTTGCATAATTCTGATAGCATTCATTTGTCCGGCAATGATTCCCGCGGTTTCTTCAGTAACGCCTTTAATAGCACCCGAAAGCGAGTTTGTATCATTCATTCCACCGAATATATCGGAATAGGCGGTAAGAAAGCCTTGCATATCATTTCCTGCTTGTAAGACGTCTGCTTTGAATTTTGCTATTTCTTCCGGCGTTAGGCCATTGAATGCGCCAGTTCCATCAGCGTTAAATCCGGACGCGGCAAGAAGATTGTCGAGTATCGGCTTCATCCTGTTTTGCAACATAAGATTGAGCTGATTTTTAAGAAGGTTTTTCAAAACATCGTTAGCTACTTTCTCCATTGATTTGGCTGCATCTTCTCCTTTTTCAAAAGCTTCTACAAGTGCATCTCCCAATTCCTTTGCTGCATCTTTGACATTTGTCTGAAGGACATCCTCAACCATTTTATCTTTGAGATCTTGGATTTGTTGGCCGATTGCTTGGATTTGAGACTTGTATTCCGTTAGTTTGGCTTTGTCAGACTTCTTTTTATCATCCTCTTTTTTCCACATATCCTGAAGCTGTCTTTGTTGTTCTTCAAGATTTTTGATAACATTGATGTCTGCATCATATTTTTGAGAACCGAAAGCCTTTTCCGCTGCATAAGCGACCGCTTCATAAGCAACTTTCAACTCTCCTAATGCTAAAGTCATTGATTTCAATTGTCTTTCTTTCTTCTTTTCGCCATTGAAAGCCTTGATAATCAGTCCGATAGTTTTGATGATTGATAAAACCATTCCGATAACATCACCCTGAGTGTATGATTGGAAACCCTCGTCTAATGATTCCATAATTCCGGTAATATCATCAACTGCATCCTGTGCAGCGTCGGAAAGTCCCCCGAAAGCATCAGCCCAAGCGTTCAAAGCTTCTTTTGCTCGCTGAATGTACTGACCAATGTTCATGTAGGAAGCTCCCATCGATTGCATTGCACTCTGTTTTTTTCCTTGTGCTGCAAAATATTTTTCCTCAGATTTGTTCGCTTCTTCGCTATTTTTCCCGAACTTGGTCACGTTGTCGTTGTATTCTGCCTGTGCAGCAGACGCTTCTTCATTCGCTGCTTTAACGTCCGCAAAACTTTGAATAAAATCTTTGAAAGGATTTGCTGATGCAATACTTTTTAAGTCCTTTATTTTCTTTTGTAGTGCTTCAAAATCCTTTAATGAAAGATTCTTTTTTTGTGCATCTCGGAATTCTTCAAGTCTTTCAATAATTCTTTTAATTGCATCTTTGGAAATGTATTCCAGATTTCCGAAAGCCACTTGCCACACTTTGGATTGTTCCAACGCTTCAGAAGACAAATTGGTCATCTTTTCCTTGAAATGCTTATCAACCGCCGCCTGTTCGATAGGTGTCGAATTCTGGTATCTTGCTGATGCTTTTACGGAATCATATTCTTTTTGAAGGTCAGCCGATTTTTGCTCAAATGTTTTTTGTTCCTCAAGTATTGAATCGTAGTAAGCTGTCCATTCTTTTTTGAGAGATTCCTGACGTTTTACTAATTCCGCTTTTTCCTTATTGTCGATTCCTTCACCGGATAACATTTCAGGTGAATAAAGTTTTGAAGTAATAAACTCTTGTTTTTCCGCAAATGTTTTGAGTTTTGCCAATTCCGCATCCAGTCCATCAGTAAAATTTGAAAACGGGTCTTTAACTCCATTCAATGAATCAAGAATGTTTTTTAAAAGTTCCCATTTCTTCAAATCTTCATCAGAAAGTTGAACACCTGCCAAATATTGATTGTTTAGAGGCTGGAATTTCGAGTTTAAATCATCAAAGTATGAATTGCCTTGTAGGTTCGGAAATTGAGCCTTAGCGATCTCTTCTCCGTATTCCTTGGCTAGTCTGTATCTCACATTCCATTGTCTTTCATCTTCTGCGACTTGTTCCTGAAATGATAGTAATTGTAGTTCCTTTTGTCTTTTATCCCGGGCTTTTTGTAATATTTCTATTTCTTTGTTAGCTTCGGAAATGGATACGGTTTTTCCCGTTTTTACTGTTTCTCCTTTGCTATTTTTAGTTAAAACATTGATAGTTTCACCTGATGCTTTATTTTTAGCCTCATTCCATAGAGAAATTCTTTGTTCCAGATCCGCAATAGATTGTCTGGAAAATATTTCCGCAAGCTTCTCTTTGTTTTTCTTTGGACTAAGGAGATCATCAATCCTTTTTATTTCTGCTCCGTATTTAATCCAGTCTTTGGAGCCAACGACTTGAGCTTGTTTAAGTTCCTGTAATCGCTTTTTTTCTTCTTCGTACCAGGCTTCAGTGTATTTTTTCAGACCACCAGCGGGAGAATCTCCGGAAACGACTTTTTCAATCTCCATAGCGTATGCGCTACGTTGAGCCTTTACAATGTCCAATTCCTTCTTTAATTGAGCTCTCAAACCTTCACTTATCGGCTTTCCTTGTACTTTGCCACCATTCAGCTGAGCTTGTAAAACCGTTTCCTGTTTTTTCAGCAATTCAAGCTTTTTGCTTTCTGCTAAATTTGCATAATTGGCTTCCTTATTTATTTCAACTGATGCTTTTTTTGCTTCGTAAAGTGCATCACGGGTATCATCCCAATTGATTTCCTTTACTCTTTTTGCATATTCTTTGACGTCAATTTGACCAGATTTAAGGAGTTTTCCCCATTCGTTCAATTGTCTTTCTCCTTCGTCATATTTTACTTGGGAAAGTGAGAGATTGAAATCTGATTGCGCTTTTTCCTTTAAGTCTTCGGCTTTTACTGCAATTTCCGCTTGTGCCATTGCGAAGGCTTGCATCTTTTTGATGACGTGATCGAACGCATCTCCCAGCCTGAAAGTCGCCCGATATTGGCTATCTAAAGTGTCCTTGAAAGTGGAATCAATAGCAATTAACTTTTCGTACGCTCTTTTTCTATCTTCAAGTTTTGATTGTTCGTTTCCGAATACCGCTATTAAGCTTTCGATTTTGGCTCTTTTTTCAACTATTCCTTGAGAGAATGTCTGAGTAAATTGTTTGTCAGTTGCTGCATAATATTTGGTTCTATCATTTGCGACCTCAACAATTCCGACCAATTCGCCTAATTCTTTTCTGTAATTATAACATACCGCAACGACCGCGGCAATTCCTGTCGCTAGTAGCAAATAAGGATTTGCGAGTGTTGTCGCATTCAATGCAGATTGAGCAACGGTCGCACCTCTGACGATATTGATTAGATTTGTAAATCCTTGAATAAGTGCGGGCGTGGCCATTCGAGCCTGAGTGACACTTGTCAACACTAATGCGACCCGATAAGCTCCGTATGTCTCGATTAGTGTAAGTAAGACTTTACCCACTTCCTCATAATGTTCAACCAGATAATTTAATCCATCGATTCCGGAACTTAATAAACCTTCATTTGATTGTCCGATCTTGTTCATCATCTGATCCCAGGTATCACCCAGATTTGCAATCTTACCAGACAAAGAAGCTGATTGTTTTTCCATTAGGTTGTAAAACATACCGCCCTCATTGGTCAAATTGAAAAGGACATCTTGCACATCCTTAAATCCTATTTTACCAGCTGATACCATTCCAGTTATCTCACCAGTAGTCTTATTAAATTTCTTAGCTAGTTCCGCGACCATCGGAATTCCAGCCTCAGTAAATTGTCGGAGATCGTCACCCATCAATTTTCCTTTTGCTCTAACTTGGCCATAGACTAAATTGATACGAGAAAGCGGAACCGACAAACCGGCCGCAATGTTTCCCATCCTGGTTAATGTATCTACAACCTCATTCGCCGGAACTTGAAAGGCAAGTAACTGTTTTGCTCCGTTGGAAACATCTTGTAAGGAAAATGGAGTTTTGGCGGCGAGATCCACCATTTGACCCATCAGGTTTTTTGCTTGTACGCCGTCTCCCAACATTGTAGAAAAAGCAATTTCCGTCTTTTGGAATTCTCCCCTAATATCAATAAGTTCCTTTGCAAATCCGATTATTGCGTTTGCGGAAAAATATCCCGCAATACCTAATGAAAGGTTTTTGAAAGATGAATCTATCTGTCTTGTCTCATTTTGGACAGTGTTATTCAATCCGAGAATGTCTCGGCGCATTGTCTCAATATCTTTTTTCCATTGTGTAAGGTCGATTCCTACACCGAAAAAAAGAGATCCTTGGCTATTTTGCATTGTTTTTTTTTAAATCGTGTGGTTGTGTCCGCACGCGTTTCTGTACATATTTTTTTAAGATTTTAGGGTTAAACTTATTTTTGTTAAAATCACTGCCACCATCGACAAATGGCAGTGATCATTATTTCTTATAGATTATGAGTTTCTATGTATTCGTATAAGGCCGGATCTGCTTCTTTTAAGTATGCACGCCAAATAGCATGTATTTTATCTGTGGTCTGTTCCCTTAATCTGACATCACCAGCGTGATAGAGTGAAATTTCCGCTATTTCTTGATCGGTCAAATGGTTAATGATTATTTTCCTAACATGATCAGAGTCTTGAAGATCCGCAATCATTTTTTTTATAGCCAGATGCAGTAAATCTATAAATGACTGATCTTCATTATTTAACTCCATTACTCTTTGATTTTTTTTCAACTGTAATTTTTACTTCATAATCCGCTGATTCAATTGCGGAAATTAAATTTCCCCCTTTCCATAGTGGCTTTTTGCTGTCCACGAATCCGCTAATTTGTTCTACGTGACTATCCATCATATCGATTAATTCCTTAACTTCTTTTGTTGATTTTGGTTTTCCCATTGTTTTAAAATTTTATTTGTTTCTATTAATGTTTTAATTTTCAGACTGTTAAAATTTACTTCTCCGTCACTTGCCTGATTCAGTATAAAATCTATTTGCGATTGTTTTGATAATTTCAGAAACCAGGCGTTATCATTTTCATCCGGTGCTTTCTCCAAGATTTCTTTAATCAAATCGTCCTTTATTATTTCCGCTGTTTCCATAGTGATTAGTTATAGTTCACTCTATATTGGAAATCACCGACTTTCAAAACTTTTCTGATACACATCACGTCCAAAATATCTTCTGCATCCGTATAAGTCATTCCATCATTCTGCAGGTTAATCATTACATCACGATAGGAAACCCAATCTTCAGCAACTTGCTTGGCTAAAATCCTCAGATCCTCAACCTTGAATATTGACAATCCAAATTGAAGTCGTTCCAGTTTTGAATATTCCTCATATTTCTTTTTTCTTTGGAATTCCTCAGGTTTGAACTTCACAAGATAATCCGCAATGTCATAACCAGCTTTCCGAGCATCATCCGAGGCGTTTTCTTCAAGGATATTTGATATTGTTACATTACATATCGATTTTAATTCTTGTGCCTTTATTGACCATTTCTCAAAGCCTCCTAAATCTGGAAATAAAATAACATTGCGACCTTTCAGAGCCTGGCATTTTTCTAATTTCAGATTATTCAAACCGCCAGTCGCTAGCCAAGTATATTGAGGTAAATAAACACTTGCTATAATCGCCGTTTTCTCAGATTCTACTAAAGCGCAAGGCTTTCTGTTATTTTTTAATAGATGCTCTCCAAAAAGACACTGATTGAGATTGAAATTGTCAATTTTGGAATGAACCCAATTAATATGATTATGAACACCCTTTAATCTCTTTCCTGTTACTGGATCATACATCATAATCTTTCCCGTTCTTACCTCTCCATCAGTATTGATTTGCCAGTATATTGTATTTCCATTTGATCCGGTACCGATGTAATAAGTCTCAATTAATTTTGTCGCTGCATCCATTCCAAATAACATAATTAGAAATGTTATGAAGTTGTTTTTATCGTAATCTTTCAAACTCTCTACAAAAACATCTTGTTCTATCAATGAGGTTTGTTTTATCACCAATGCAGGCTTTTTCTTCAGGGTTGTAAAGTCAGTCTTTATACCGTTGGTCAAAAAATATTCTTTAGGAGTAAAATGATAACCGCAACTCGTTTCTCGATTACATCGACCCACATACTCGCTTAAATATTCCTTACTCTCAACATCTATGTATAAAGTAAGTTCACGCTTTCCACAATTAACACAGTGATGTCTGGTCTTTATTCCAGCGTATGGTTCTAAAATGAAGTTGTGATGATTCATAGGTAATTTATGTTATTTGTTCACGATGTATTCAGTCAGTAACGTGAACACTTTGCATAGTTTATAAAAGCGTGAACACCGTAAAACCTTTATTAATAATAGTTTATGAAGTGTTCCGTTCACGTTCAGAGTGTGAACACCTTGAACATGTCGTGAACGTTTTTATAATTTTGAATATTTATTAACCGCTCCTAAAGAAATTCCTAACTCAGTAGAAATTTTCCTTTGAGAATGCCCTTGTTGAATTAATTCCTTTACCTTTTGAATATTGCTCTCTCTATCTTTTTCAGTGAGTTCTTTCAAATGATTTCTTTCTTGTCCAAAATCTAAAAATTCAAATTGTAGAAAATTGACATCTTTATTAATTTGGCAGACAATAACATTCTCGCTATCATAAACAATTTCCGTATTACGAGCTTTAATTTGCTTGATGTATCTGACGTTTTTATCCTGATAACTCTCTCCTATAGCGAAACAACTATCAACAAAGTTTATTAACATTTTACTGCCTTGTAAGTCATTCCTGGTGATTGGTTTACTTAAATCTCTTTTGGGAGTATGAGCTAAAATTAGTATTGAAAGATTGTATTTGTTTTTGAGAGTTTTAAGATGCTTCATTAATGGAAGGGCATCTTTTGCTGTTTCGGTAGCACTTCTCAAATATGTGATATTGTCAATTATTAAGGTTGTAGCGCCGGTAAGTATAATAGATTGCTCAATTGAATTGTTGATTGATTCCTCAAAACTTGTTCCCGCGGGAACTTCAGCATCCGGGTTTATTTCTACTCTTATAAAGTTATCATCAAATACGAAATGGTTATGCAATTTACCTTCTACGTCTTTCTCACTATAGCGAACTTCAAATTGCTTAGCCGAAAGTTCAAAATCAAAGTACAAAACTTTTTGCTTTGGGGTCCCTAATTTAAATCCCTTGATTTGACGTCCTCTACTGAGACTATCTGCGATTTGTACCGCTAAAATCGTCTTTCCTTGATTGGTATCAGCAAATAATATACACACTTCTCCCTCGTGCCAAAATTCGCCATGTAACATCCTTGGAGTGGGTTTGTTTTTTGCTTCATTAACCCAATTATTGATTGGTTTAACTTTAAACATTCCAATATTTTCACTGCTTGAATTTTTCAAAGATTCAGCCTCTTCAATTAATTGGTCTTTTTTTAAAATTCCAAAATCGAATTGTGGTTTTATTTTTTCTGCAGTATCATCCATTTTTTCGATTTTTAACTATTTCTACTAATCTGGGATCTGCTGTTAGGTAATCTGCTTGCCTTCCAGTAATTCTACATTTAGCTTTAAAAAGCACAACTACAAGCTGATTAGCTTCTAATTTTCTCTTATATCTGCATACGTTCTTCTGACTTAATCCAGTTGATTTACAAGCCATCGTTGCCGTTGCTGTATGTGCGGTCAAGAATTGGAGAAGTATTAATTCTTGGATTAGATAATTTTCTTTTTTCATTGCAATAAGTATTTGCAACACAAAGAAATAAGCGTTATATTTGCAATAGACCTCTATTTCAATCACATACTCCCGCCTGCTCTTTTTGCTGCGGGTTTTTTATTTGGAAATGTATTGCGAAACTGGATCTTGGAAATATCGACGACCGCCAATAAGAATAGGCGTTATTAGACCATCTGACACCCAGCGATCCACAGTAGGAACACTCTTTTTTATTGCTTTTGCATACTCAGTCTTTGTCAGCAATTTTGCAGATTTATCATTTTGATGGCTGGTTGAATGTGACTGATCTCCTTTGAGAAAGTGGAGAATTTCGAGATTTTGTTTTTCAATGCTTTCAAGCATTTCTTCAATAGGTTTCTTCATGATACAACATTTTTAATTATTTCAAATTTTACATTTGAAAAAAAACATATCTTTGAAGAAGATTTTTAAGAGCGTCCAAGCTTTAAATCTTCCTCAAAATATCCTGATTCCCCAATCAGGATGTTTTTCTTCTATCTACTTAAAGTATTACTTTAAGTCAACGATACAAATCTATGACTTATAATTTGTTATGTCAATAGGCATTTCTAATTATCAAGTAATATTGTGGTTTAAAAACCGCTTTTTGGACTTATTTTAATTTATATTAATTTAAACCCTTGAAAAACAGTTATTTAATTTTCTGAAAAAGTTATCCCCATTAATGGATTTTATCTTTAAGATCTAGTTTTCTAATCTTTTGTTATATCAATCTGGGAATAGTAATTTTTTATCAACCTTGAGTTGGTATTGTCTTTTTTGCCAATGTATGACAATAAGACACGTTCCTCTGAATGTCCTGACACTTCCAAAATAAGAGATGTTGGAATCTTACTGTAAAAATTTGTACAGTAAGATTTTCTACCAATATGTGATCCCACCAATTTGTATTTAGAATATTTCCCCTTTACATTTCGCCAGATACCCTTCTCAACTTCTTCAAGTACGCTTCCTGATATAATCTCAGTAATTCCAGCAAGTTGACACACTGTTTTTATTTCCTCATTATATCGCTGCTCTGAGATTGGCTCAGGAAAATTCATTTCTCTCTTTGCTAAAATTGAAACAACTTCCGGATGAAGAAGTAATGATATTTTTTTATCAGTTTTGGATTGGGTAAAATCAACAACATAATCCCCTCCTTCTCTTCGCATCAAAGATTTATCAAATCTCATAAAGTCCGAAATTCTTTGCCCCATAAAACAACTGATATAAAGCCAATCCCTGGCATTTTCGTATTCTTTTGGTAATTCAGTATTCTTTATTTGCTGAAGTTCCTCAAATGAAAGATAAACAACGTCTTTCTCCTCATAAGACAAACCAACCAAGCCATACTGTCTATGCAACTGAATTCCATAATTAACAGAGTAATTACAAATTGTTTTTATAATTTTTATTGTTTTTGCGATTGTGTTGTGAGCATATTTTTTTGAATTAAGAAAAGCCTCCAACTCATATTGTAATTCCGGACATATTTCATCCACATTGATAATATAGTCATATCCTTTTTTAATAGATAGGAAGCTTTGGAAGTTCAACACAATATTTTTTGTATCGTTAAGCTTCATTACAGTAGGTTCTGCAATTTTATTAGTTTTTAGTTTTACATAATTATCAAAATGCCAGATTAATGACAAAGGAGCATCGATACTTTTGTCAGCATCCCGTTTCTTATTATTATAAAACTCTTTGATGGATGACTGTAGCCATTCTTTTGTATATTCCGAGACAGTCTCAGATTTAGTCAAAATAAAACTTCTCAGATCATCTTGTTCTATTAATATTCGATTTTTGCGCTTTAAAATTTCAACATCCGAACCTTTGTATTTTTTATACTTAGTCCAGAACCTTTTACCATTAACAGCCGGGTTACTCATAATTTCCTCATTTGAAAAAACGAATATCTCAGTTTTACCCTCGACAAAATCAAGTCCGAAAGGATTTGTTTCAGAAATCTTATCAGAATTTGAAAATTGAAATCTTGCAGTAAATGGAGCATTGATTTTAATTGATCGGAACTGAAAATTTAAAGTTGCCAT